ATAACCCTTACGACCAGTATAAAAAATTAAATATAAGTGGTGGTGAAATAATTAATCACTCGGATGTTAAAACAATATTCCAGAACACATCAACAGGTACCTGGGACGGTATTTCTACACCATCGTTAATTGATTACGTTGGTTTGGGTAACGGTTTATACTTCTTTAAACAATTAGTAAATGAGGTTTCTGTTGGTAGTACAATAAACTCGCCGATTTTTTCTGATACATCCGCTGTTATTAATGAATATGTTAGAAACATGGAATTTTTACAAAAAGTATTTGGTTATGATACGATAGACGACCTACCAAACCAATACAATTTTAAAAATTACCTACCAAAATCAAAAGTGTTTTCCGATGCTGGTCCTGGTTCGTATAATTATTATTTTGAAACACCATTCTCATTTAACCCAACAGAATTTGGCACCTCTTCATCGGCTAGAGATTTAGAAACAACTGGCGATAACTTAGTAACCAGACTTGCTGACGGTAGTATCGCTAATACAGCGAATAACTCATTTGGAGTTGGTAACTACGAGATGAAATATACTTGGGAAAAATTAAACTATGAGATGTTAGAGTTTAGTAATAAAACATTAGACCTAATGTTATCAGATGAGCTAGAAACTAAGTTAAATGATGTTGATTTTACATACACACCATCGTTAGAGTTTGATATGCAATTAACTGGTTTGACGGGTACAACCGCCATAACACCAATTAGTGGACCGACAACTGGCGCAACAACTGGTGTAACAACTGGCGTAACAACTGGTTCGACAACGGATAATACCTTATCTAGTTTATTATTCTATTATGGCGACAACAAAAAACCTAATAGATTGCTTAACCCAGTTAACTATTATTTATTTAACAAGGATAACCCTAATATTACAGGTACTGATCTTGAAACAATATTGGATACTTTAAATAATTTGTTAAAATACGATTTCACTATAAACGAATTTTTTATAAACGCGTTACCTGATAATAATATTTTAGCATTAACTGGTGATACCACTGATGGTAAATCGGTTGATTTAATTAAATTATCCGCAATGCATGAGTTAATTTTCATGGAATTTATGGTTAAAATAAACGCCGATAAAAATATACATATTGAGGCTTTAAAAACACAATTTTTAGAATCAATCGCTGTTCCAGCAAATATTAAAAATAAACCTAAAAAGGTTGAGAAATATATTGAACAAAGAACTAAGGCAATTGAATCAACTATTAAGGATGTGTTTAACTTATTCGGTAATTTTGTATCAGAATTTGATTCAGCTGTTAGCGATTTATTTTTCTATAATTTAGATGTTAGAAACAACACAGTTAAAAAAATAAATAAAAATGTTTTTGAAGGTCCAGAAAATGATTATTTAAATTTAACACCTGAAGAGATTAAAAATAAATTGATGAAAGGTGGGGTTGAGGATTATACATTAACAATGAGAGAAACCAGTAAACTGGATAACACAATTGTGAGAAACTTAAAACTCTTTACAAAATACAAGAGTGACCCTATTATTAATATAAGTTCTGCGCTTGAAGCCGAAACTGAAACAAAGAATGAGACAACTCAGTTAGCGCAATTGTACCCAGAATTTTACCAATAAATTAAATAAAAATGCCTTTAAATTATTTTAACAGATATAGGAAATTAAACAGTGATGAGAAAAGAATCTCACCACCGTTTATTAAATTGGATGCTAAACAAAGCGATAAGTTTACAACATACACGATTAATAAAAGTAGATTAGATAAACTTAGTCAGCAACACTATGGGGCACCTTATTATGGTTGGTTAATATTAATGGCTAATCCAGAATTGGGTTCAAGTGAATGGGAGTTTCCAGATAATTCAACAATAAGAATACCATATCCTTTACAAGATACACTTAGAGAATATGAAGCAAAATTAAAAAACAGGTTGGATTATTATGGCGGTTAATTATGATGAGAAGATACTATCAACATTCGGGAAAAGAAATGTAAGATTAAATGAACCAGAAAACCTATCTAAAGGTATTTTTGTTGTTGATCCGAATAAGATTGTAACAGAGGATGAAACGATAATCCCTAGATATGTTAAACAGGAAGATCTTGTTATGTATGCAAACATAACAGCAAGATTAAACCCTGATAGCGCGATTATTGATGATGGTACGGATAACAGTAAAGTTATTACAATTGGTAGGGTTGGAGTTAATTTTTTAAATCCATTGGCAAAATCTCCTAAGGATAATTTAGGTAATGTTGTTTTTGGTGATAAAAAAAACAAAGATTATTTCACAACTGAGTGGTCTGATTATTTCACATCAAACGCTGAACAGGGTTCATTTTTTGATCCAGAAACTTTTGGCATTTCAAACATAGATGTAACACACAACGCTAGTTTAACACCTATTATTAAAATTGAGTTTATTGATGTACAGGGTAGGACACTACTTGAGAGAGGAGATGATCCGACTAACCCATATAACATATTTTATAGGTTCCCGTACCCATTATTTACATTAACAATTAAAGGTTATTTTGGTAAAGCGATAGAATATCCTTTATCAATGACTAAAACATCAACAACATTCGACTCATCAACTGGTAACTATGTTATTAGGGCTGAGTTTTTGTCAAGAACTTTTTCAATATACAACAATTTCTTAATGATATATGCTTACGTTGCACCGTACATGTACGAAAGAACTGATGTACCGAAAAGTTATTTAGGTAAAAGATTATTGACCGCTTTATACCAAAAACAAAACGCAAAATACGCTGAAATATATGGTACTGGTACAACCGAGTATTTAAAACATGAGTTCGTAAAATACCCAAGTTTATTAGATTTATCACTCGCACAAAGCGCTCTTGGTTATGAGACCCTTAGTATTGAAAGTCAAATAAAAGAAATCAATGTTGAGAGGGAGAAATCGCTACTTTTTAGTGGCCAGTTAGATACCGCCTATACAAGTGGTATTGATGCACAATATAAAGATTATTGGGAGACTATTTTATTAAAAAATAATAACGATAAATTTTTTCTCAGACAAGACACAATTGACCGATTAAAGTCCGATGAGATCACACTTTCTTTTACCGATTTCCCAGAACCTAGTTATATGTTATCAGATTATTTAACACAATTAACAGTAATGAATGAAGGTGATGGCGCTGTTAGTGTTGAATTAAAATCGGCGATATATGATGATATTTTAAACAGCGCGGATTTACCAGATGGTTATAAAAGTAGTATAGTTAAGGATGATTTAAAATCTCTAATAAGAGAAGAATTGATACTTATGTACAATACTAGCTCAAATGATGATTCTGAATTGGCTAAAGTTTATTACACAAAAGTTTATTTTGATATATTACATAAAACTATAACTAAAACAATAAATTCGTTTTATGATAAAGAGGAAAATAGGGTTATAGATGAACTAGGTTTTAAGTTAAAAGGTAATTTAGGTTACGTCCCTAACATGTCAAATGTTATACGTATCTTAATGAACAACATGCAAATATTTTTAACAATGTTAAATTTAGTTGCACTAAATGCAGCAAAGCAATTAAATGATGATCCAGATAGAAAGTCTAACCAGTCTAAATTTGGTGAATATGAGGTTGATAACAATTCTCCAGAGTTAAAAAGATTTTTCCCATTCCCAAATTATTTCCATAAAAAATTTGACACGGATTCGGACGAGTTTGTTTGGGAAAAAATTTATCCATACACAACTAAAACAATAAATTGGTTTGAAGTTCAATTTGTTGAAGAAATATACAAAGCAATGGACCGACTAAAAGCTTTAGATCGAAAGCTTGACAGTCAAACAGAAGCTGATGTGTTGTTCCAATTAGAACAAGCTAAAAAAGTTAAAACCGACATACTTGGTGAGAAAAGAATGGCTTTACTAACAACTTTATTGGTTGTTAATAATTTAAATTATTACGATGATCAGCAGAACCCGAGAGAAACTTGTCTTGAGTTTATTGAAAAAGTGCTTTTATTTTCAACGCTAGGGTTCATAAATACAGCTGGAGACACCACCAAGATAAGTGATATTACAAGACTATTTGTTGATCACGAATTTGATTTAATTGATAGGCGATACCAGAACAAAGAACCTAATGATTTACATTTTTTCTATAGCAACATGTCAATTTTTATTGGCGGTGTTGGGGTCCCTAGTGATGAAACACCAACTAATTACGATAAAGTTTGTTACGAGTTGGTTAATGGTAGGTCTATAGACACTAGTGATAACACAACTTTTGATGTAACAACAAATAACATTGCTGTTGTAAATAATATAAATAATTTATTACCAGAATTTAAGGCTCTATTAGCCACAAATTACACGGTAGATCAGTTAAGATCACTTTATAGTAAAATTGACGCAATCATTAATAGCGCAACCGATATTAATGAATTTAAAAAATTATACCAATATAACCCCTTAAGGTATAAAAACAGAAAGAATCCTGATTCGGGGCAAACCGTTAATGCTTTATTTTTTGACGGTCTCGATGCTCACGATCAATATGATGGGGTTAGTGACCATTTAAATAAATACGCGGCTAAATTAAATGAATATAAAAAAACGGGTTTAGTTTCTGCGAATAATGGTTATTTTTATACATTGAACACCGAAAAAGGTGACCAACTAAACTTCACTGTTGATAGTAAAGTTGAAGCTAATGACCCTAATTCCACAGCTTTAACGTTTGCTTTAAAAACCGATGGTTTATTAAAAGCCACTAATTATGTTGGTGGTATTAATTTGGATAGCAGTAAGAAAATAACAAGTGGGACTAAATATAGTAAAGTAAGAATATAAATGGCATCATCTTTATCGAATTATTTAAATGAAAGATACTTAGGTAGTACTGAAAATGACCTAGTGTCTGTTATGTTAAAAGCGTATGATGAGTACAATGATAACACAATTAAATCGACATATCAGAAATACGTTAACCTATTTTTTGAAGAAAGGTTACTTTCTGGTAATATTCATAGTAGCAATAGTTTAAACACTTATTACACACCAGTAAATCACACGATTTTTGCACAAAACATTGTTAACGAATCTAAAACAGGTAGTTTATTTAAAACAGCACAGCTATTCATTGGTAGTTTAGGTACAGCTTCCAATAACGGCCAAATATCCCCAGCACAATTAGCAAAAATTTTTAAAACTTCACAGGGTTTAATCGAGGTACCGATACACTTAATATTGTACATAGGTGGTTTATATGATTTTTATTATTATGGTACCCCAGATAAGGATATCGATTTAAGTTTAATTAACGGTATAACTAATAAAGACGGTGTTGATTTATTATCTAATAAATTATTATTGAATAAACACTATGGTTCATACGCTTTTACTGAAGACGCTGAGTCAGCTTTAAAGGCTGTAACACTACCATTTGTAAAACCTTTAACGCCTAGATTTATCGATGATTTAATGTTATTTAACTATGAGTCGTATAAAGATACCGCGGAACCTAAAAATTACACCGAAGGTTATTATGATTATGAATTCGCTAGAGAAATACCTTTAAGTAATAATATTTCATCACACATACCTTTTTCTGGGTATGGTTTATTAAATAATTATCTAAACTCTATGTCCTATGTTTATTTTGGTGAGGGTTTAGATGGTCAGAATAAAGAAGGCACCAACTTAAATGATGATAAGATACCTTATCATATTATAGGTAATTTTAGGGGTAAATTAAAAACCTTTAAAACGTATAATGATCAGAACATAAACTTTTTTGCTTCATACAATAGTTACGGGCCGACAGTTAAATTCGATTTACCAGCACCAGAATCAGATTTAAATACCATAACAGCGGCGCTAACGTTTGATAATGATTTTATTTTTACTGATAAAAACAATAAAGAAAAAATAGAATTTTTCCTATTACTATCTAAAATAAAATGTAATTTTCTTGGTGGGCATATTGATACGGTTGATGTTTATAATATTGTTAGAAAATTGTGTTCTGTTAACAATTTAAAAGCAAAACAAGACGATATTGAGATACCAGATTTTATCACATTATTGATATATAGTTTAATGCCACCAGATGGTGTTGAACCAGATGAAGGTTTTGGTAGATTTAACAAGAATTTAAGTATATTAGATAAGTATAATGTTGATTATAGATCTTTTAACGGTTTTATTGATATTAAAACCAAAGAATATTTCGAGTTATACCAATTAATTTTTATGATTAATAATTTGACGGGTAATGACCTTTATGATTATTTTTCAAGATACCTAACATCTGTCTGGTCTAGAGAATTTAACCAAAGAGAAAAAAATAAATTAAAGGCCTTAGACTCAAGAGGAGCTTTTGTTGTTTACCCTAGTTGTGGTGGGGATATCGATATTAAAAACTTATTCACACAAAACGATAGTGATACCTACGGTTTAAGTGAAACGAAGGCTTCGGTAAGCCCTAGATACCAGTATCAAAAAACAAACACTGTTCACACGATATTCGAAACCCAAGGTGATGCGTATTTAAAAACACTTAAATATAATGACGGTTCGTTTGCTGAATATGATGACGTGTCTAACGATGTGTTAAAAAAATATGATGGAGACACTAAATCATTGTATTCTGACATTAACCCAGGGCTATTTGAATTTATTGATCTTAACCAAAACATTAATAAGTTTTCAGGTAAAACTACAATTCCTAGAGTAAATCCAATACTTGATAATTCATTAATAAACAGATTTACACCAGTTTATTTTAGACCAGAAAACGCACCAACAAATGGTAACGCTATTAATTATTTTGATAGATACGATGATGTGTACCTGGTTTCAAACACTACGGATCCAGAGGGTATAAAAAAACTTAAGTTTGATAATAAATCTTTAATACATAACACTAGCAGATTATTCTGGTTCGATACACCAAAATATGACAAAGTAATCACACCCGAAACAATTAAATTTGCGGCTAAAAACCAATCTGAAAAACCTAAATTAATATCAGTTGATTATTTGGAATTTGCACATTTTAATTTAAAAAATAAAAGTGTTTATGATTATACGGATGGTGAGTCTTTTTACGATGTTAATTTAAACAGGTCGGATATTTCAACATATGACGAATTTAAATCTGGTTTAAATTTATACATAACACATAGAGTTGATAACGAGTCAAAAGAATTAACGAGGTTGTTTTCTGATAACAATCAATTCCAGGAACAATTATCGGCAAAAGCTTTATTAGATGTTTTTGACGTAGATAAATTAGAGGATTTTAGAACTTTATTTAAAAAATTTAGTGACGAAACACAAGAAAGTTATTTCACAAAAACTTTTAATACTTTTGATTTTAAATCCTTACTTAAACACACAACAATGTTTGGGTATGCTAATTTACCCGAATCACTTACTTTAGACGGTAGATCATTCGGTAAAGACGAGTTATTGGCGATACTTTGTGGGTATTCAGGTTCTTTTATTGAATTCGCATCAAATACGGGGTTATCAAAATTAATTAATACCGCTTTAACGTTAGGTCAAGAAAATAAAGCTAGATTTGTAATCGATGAATTCTTAAACGCTAAGATTACTGTGAATAATTATTCAACAGCTGGCCCGTTGTCAATCGAGAGTTCTGATGTTAACAACCCAAATAGCCTAAGGTTGAGTTCTTTTGTTTTTAACCCGATAGTAGCCTATTCAACAAACACTCGAACATATGAAAATATTGTGGCCCCATTAGGTGATGTCTTATTATTTAGAACAATACTTTTTGGGGATCAGAGTATAACCTCATATAGTGATCTGAATATCGATATCGATAATTTAGTAAAAAAATATGTTTACTTTAAGGGTGCTACGAAAGGTGTCGACCCTAATTTAGATGAGTTTTTTGTGATAAAAGAGTTAACAAGAACTTTTTTTAGAAAATTAAATATCCAACTAAATGAAAATAATTTAAAATTATTAATAACGTATTTAAGATCTTTTATTTCAGATGTTTTATATAAAAATAATGTGTTAAATATAAAAAAGGAAAAATCTTATTACATTTTTGATGTAAAAAATCAAAATAAAAATGAGGTAACGATTTACCCTAATAAAGAAAATGCTGTAAATACCTTATACGATTACAACAAAAAAGCTGATGTTATTATTACCCAAATAAAAAATGGGGTACCAACCCAAACTGGTAATAAAGTTACTTACAATATTGAAACATTCGATGATCTTGGAGTTGATGTTATCTTTAATGATTGGGTAAAAAGTTTTAATAAGGGTTTTGTAGAAAAAACCTTAGCAACTTTAAATAACTCTTTGGGTTCTTTATTCACAAAAATATCTGAAAAAATCAGTAGCGGTACTAGCAACCCAACAGGGGATACCACTAATACTTATACCGAGATAACAAGAGAAGATGCGGAAATTAGAACTGGGACATATTATAGAATAAAAACGTTATACGATAAAAACGTATCTTTTATTGACCCCAATTTGTCTGATGATAGACTAATTAAAAAACATAGTTATGAGCTCGGTAACGCTGATGTTAATGCAATATTAAACAGCCCTCTGTTTTTTAATTTTAATGTTCAGCAGCAAGATATCTGTGATGATGCTGGTTTATTAACTGAATCTAATAAAGATTTAAAAGATTTGGTTGACTATGTTAGTATTGTTGATAGGGGTAATAACGCTTTTGGTACAAAAGTTTTTGTTGATATTGTATCACTAAAACAAATGTTAACCGATGATATATTCAATGCGACTGAAATTAATAAAGCCACATCTAAGTCAATGTGGACCGTATTATCTAAGTTAGCTAGTGACCATGAGTTCCTTTTGATGCCAATGACATCTTATATAAATCTTAGTGGATCGGTAACAGAATCCGATAGCCCATATGATTTAGCGCACGATATGTTTGGTGTTTTCAATAATTTAGAAATGTGGGAATCAAACCCAGCTTTTATTTTCCAATTTGGGTCACTAACATCAAACATTAATGCTGGTAACAAAAGAAAAAATTCGGCAAATAGTAATTTTGACTTAAGTAACACTTTTTGTTTAGATATAGATCCTAATAAGTTGGATGTTGATGGTAATGGTAGAATACTTAACGAGGATGCGCCATCGGATGTTAGAAATTCAAACGTTTCATCGTTTATAGTTGATTTCGCTAACCAAAACCAAAACATGTTTGAAAGTATCCAATTATCAACGGATGAGTTTGCGAATACTGAAGAAAGTATAAAAGCCCAGGTGGGACTTGTACAAACAGACCAACCAATCCTATCAACAGGTAAACTTTTTAGTGCGATGGAAAATAGGTCGTATTCTTGTACCGTTACAAGTCTTGGTAACGCAACGATACAACCGTTATCCTACTTCTATTTAAGAAACGTACCATTGTTTTACGGTACATATTGGATTACGAACGTTAGTCATAAGATAACCCCGAATAATATGTCAACAACTTTTAAAGGTGTTAGACAACCAATCGCTAGAAAACCAACACCAAACGTTGCAATCATTAAAGCTTTCCTTAAAAGAGCTAATGAACTCTCGGCGCAACAAGGTTATCTTGATAGAAATGACACAACACCGATACCAACGTCTGGTCAGATATATATTGATAGAGCCTTTACTGGTGTTGACGGTAGTACAAGTCAGACAAAATATGGTCTTTTATACCAAAAAGGTACTGATAGCGATAAATATGTTACATATAACGGTTTATGGGTTATTGCATCTTACCTAAAATTAATGACTGGTGGTGATTCATCAGATACGGTATTAATTAAGACTTTGGTGTCTTATTTACATAACAATGCTAGTGTTTTATCAGAAGGCGATTGGGATATAGGAATCACATCATCTTATTTTATCGATATAGTTGTTTACGATTTATATCACAAATTAGGTTATGATGTTGATCCCATTCTATCACTTAGTAGTTTATTAGATAACTACCCAACGACTAGTGGGGATGGCTATCAGTCTGTGTTAGTTAAAATATCAGAATTTAATGGAAAACCAGGTGAATTATTAACATATTTAACCCTAACTGAAGATGAAAAATATAACCCAAAAACAATTTTAATTACAAATAGTAGTGACAAGGCCATAACTAATGACGCGACCCTACCTAAGATAACCTTCCCAGCTGATGTGGATCAATCAAACCTTACTATTATAACTAGGGTTAACTATTGGGTTAGTGATACGACTGAAAGTAACTACCAAACATTTAACGGCTTATCAACGTATGAATTGGTTAATCTTTTTGATACATCGGCGGCGACAAACGCACCATCTTTATTAGTTAACCAAGCATCATTACAACAACAATCACAAAGTGCTATTCAAGCGGCAAATGCTACCGATGCTACGTATGTGGCACCACCAGTTTTATATAAACCACCTACTGTTGGTAAAGTTAACACTTCGTTTAAATTCCCCAATTCACCAGTGTTACCAACACAACAGACACAAACAACAAACTTCGCAGCTCAATTATTTTCGAATTTACCTCAATTTGCTAATCAAACAACAGTGGCCAACACGAGTACACCAAGAGCATTGGGTACACTAACTGATGGTAGTTTTAAATTTGAAAAAGCTTTTTCCTCTAAGTTTAAACCAACTGGTTATGATGGTAGCGATGAGTTGGTTGTATATGTGGCTGGTGCCTATGGTAAAAGTAAAAGATATTCATTCTTTAAAATATGTAAGGACACGGAAAAGTTTGAAACCGATACGTTAAAATTAACTTTACACGGCTATATCAACTCAACCGAGTTACCGCAAGACACTGGCGCAACTGGTGACACACTACCAATACATGTAATAAAGAATTTTGGTGATGAGCAAACCAAGAACGTATATAAGGCAGCAACACAGGGTAACGGTAATAGTCTAGTGGCGGGGTGGTCAAACCCATTGGATAATATCGTAGTGACATCACCTTTTGGACCTAGAAATGGTAGACAACATGAGGGTAACGATTTAAGGGCGGCTCTTGGTACTAATGTTTACTCCGTATTGGATGGTGTTGTTGTATCAAGCCAAGCGCAAAGTGGTTATGGTTATGCGATAATAATATCACACCCAAACAATGGATTATCAACGTTATATGGTCACGTAAGAGAAAGATTGGTATCAGCTGGGGATACTGTAAAGTCTGGCCAGTTAATCGCCAAATCTGGTGATGAAGGGTCACCAGGTCAACCGCACTTACACTTCGAGATTTTGAAAAACGCTATTAGTTTAGATAATAGTAATTATTTCAGCTCAGCCAATCAAGCTTTATTAACCGACCCAGAACCATATCTTACTGGGCAAGTAATACCTACTGTTAATGATAACTCATTTACCAAAGGAACCGCTCTAACATCGGCCGAAAAAGCTAAAAAGGGTGCTGGCATAGCTAAAAAATTAATGAGTGATTTAGGTTTAACAAACGTACAAGCTGCTGGTATTGTCGGCAACTTAATAGCCGAAAGTGGTCTTATACCAGATAGGATACAAGGTGGTGGTGTAAAAGTTGGTAAATTAAGAATTAATGGGTCAACTGGATATGGATACGCGCAATGGACATCATCAAACAGACAACAAAACTTAGCTGACTATGCTAAGTCGATGGGTGTTGACTACACGCAAAAGAATTTAACAGATGAGATTAACTATGGATTCCTTGTCAAAGAGTTTAAAGATTCATATAAAGGTGTTTTAACTAAATTAAAAACTAAGACAACTGTTAGGTCAGCAACTGAGTGGATTATGAAAGAATGGGAAAGACCAAAAGACCAATCTGATGCAAAAGTATCTGAAAGGACAGGATATTCTCAGCAAGTATTAGAAGCAATGGGTTAATATTTACAGATATAAGAGCTATTGACAACTTTTATTAAAAAATCAGATATTTATAAGAAAATAACAATTATGAACAATATTGGAAGCAATTTAGATAAATTCTTGGGTAAAAGAATTGAAGATGCTCAACTAGGGGAAGAAGTTTGTGATCTAAACGGGGTTTGTTATGTAAAAACAAAAGACGGTTTGATTGAAAGAACTCTAATAGAAAAAAAATTAGTCCTAGAGGACGGTAGAGAATTATTAAGAGAAGAATCACCAATAAGCCATTCAACGAAAACATTTTTAAGATGAGCAACAAATTAGATAAAATTTTATCCGAAGAGATAAAAAGGTTTAACAAAATCATGTCCTATCAAGATAGATTGAGCGAAGGGCATCATTATAAATTTTATGAAGCTGAAGAGGATGAGGTTGCTCCAGAGGAAGCTCCAGTTGATGCTGGTGTTGATACAACTGGTGGTGAAGAAGCTGCCCCTGTAGATGCTGGTGTTGATACAACTGGCGGTGAAGAAGCCGCTCCTGTAGATGATATGGGGGGTGAGGAAGTCCCAGCTGACGATACGGCTATTGATGGTTTGGATACACAAGCTGAAGATGGTGATGTTGAGGTTGATGTTACTGACTTGGTAAACTCAACAAAAGAAATGGCGGCAAAAGCTGATGACATCGTCCAAAAAATCGCTAGCTCATCCGAAAAGATTGAGGCTATAATTAACAAGGTTAATAGCGTTGAACAAAATCTACAGAAAATGGATTCTTTAGTACAACAAATGGATGCGTTAACCAAACAGGTTGAGTTAATGAGACCACCAACTGAGGAAGAAAGAAGAAAAGTTTTAGCTAAGGATTCATACCCATTTAGTGTTACACAGGATGAGTATATGAGTGGTAATTCAACAAAAACTCAAACAGATTTAGAAAAAAGACCAGATAAGATGTCTATGATCGATAGTTTAATGAATAACTATAATGAGATGGATATCAAAAACAGTTTTTATAAAACAAATAATAACGATAAACCAGTAAGTAACTATTAATATGAATAACAATTTACAAGAATTAGTAATGGTTAAATTAGAGTTAGGTGATCCAGCTTTAACTTTTGTTGAAACAAACGATTATACGATAAAATATCACTCTTTTTTAACATTAGGTAACACCAACGATACCATTGTTATCACATTAAATGGTGTGCCAGATATAACATTGTCAATGATGGGGCTTATTGAATGCCCAATTGATAACTTAGAAATAACAGCTGTTAACCAATCTGACTCCGAACCAACCCCTGTTACAAAAGGTTTATTAGTCTATGGTATTAAGAGATATAAGACAGTATTCTAACCAACTAAAAAATATTTCACAAGAAACCCCTAAAGGGGTTTTTTTGTTTGTGGGAAAAAATATTTTGTTGGGGTATTGACTTTTCGGGTAATTGTACCTACTTTTGTACCATAACAAAAATAAATTATTATGATTGACTACAAGAAAATCGATTGGTCCAAGGCCGCAACAGACACACTGGCCGACTATGAAAAAGCAAAGTCGAAAACAACACAGACTACCCAATCTAGTTCTGTCGACTTGACAAAGTATTTTACAATTGCACTTGATGAGGGTGCGCAAAGCGGTGAGAAATCAGTTAGGATTCTTCCTAACCAAGACGATCCGACAAAATGGTACAAAGTTGGTTATTTCCACAACTTAAAAATTGGAAAGAGATGGACAAAACTTTATGACCCATCACAAGATGGCGAAGCATCACCTTTAAATGAGATGTACAAATTCTTAATGAAGAGTGAAGACAAAGAAGAAAGAAAATTGGCCATCCAATACAAATCACGACAATTCTTTATCGTTCGTGTTATTGAACGCGGTAAGGAGCATGAAGGTGTTAAATTCTGGAGATTCCCAGCTGTACAAGACGGTTCAGGGATTATGGATAAAATCGCACCGCTTGTTAAAAAGTACGGGGCGTTCTGGAACCCATTCGAAGGTTTCGACCTTACAATCTCTATGATCAGAGATAAATCAAAAGACTCAAAAGTTGGTTTTACAAAAGTTGCTTCTATCATCCCCGATAGAGAGTCTAAACTTTCTGATGATGAAAACCAAGCGGTAGAGTGGTTGGGTGACCCAATGGCTTGGACAGATGTGTTCAAGAAAAAATCTGTTGAGTATTTGAATATCGTTGCTGAGGGTAGCGAACCAATCTGGGATGCTGAACAAAAATGTTTCATCGCTAAGGTGGAAGATGGTGTTAGTACATACACACCAACACCAGCACCTAAAGCGGTATATGACGCACCAGTTGCCATGTCTGAAGAAGATGATGATTCTGTTATGACAGAAGGACCAACAGATGAAGAGGTACCAAACGCTAAGTTGAAGATTGACGATTTACCGTTCTAAGAAAAAATAATATTAAAGCATGGATATTAACTAGGGCATTATGTCCAAGTATGTGTCCATGCTTTTTTTACACCTAAAAAATATATCATGCCAGTTAAAAAGAAAGAATTTTCATTCGATGACATGAGGAATAAATACAGTTCCTCTACAACTTACAAACCAGATACATTCCTAAATTGCGGACCCGCTTTTTTGGAAATGACTGGTATCCCAGGTCCAGCTGTTGGACACATTAACATGTTACTAGGTCACTCAGATACTGGTAAAACAACTGCTTTAATTTTAGCAGCTATTTCAGCACAAAAACAAGGTATGATCCCAGTATTCCTGGTTACCGAGAAAAAGTGGGATTTTAGCCACGCAAAATTAATGGGTTTGGATTGCGACCAAGATCCCGCAACAGGTGAATGGGTTGGCCGATTCTTTTACCGTGACGATTTCTTTTACATTGAACAAATTACCGATTACATCAACAAACTATTAGATGATCAAGCAAAAGGTGAAATCCCGTTTGATTTGGTTTTCTTCTGGGATTCTGTTGGTTCTGTTCCTTGTAAAATGACATTTGACGGTAAAGGTGGTAAACAACACACCGCTGGTGTATTGGCTGAAAAGATTGGTATGGGTATTAACCAACGAATCAACAGTACAAGAAAGGATACGTCAGAATACACCAATACTATGGTGGTTATTAATCAACCATGGGTTGAGTTACCAGATAGCCCAATGGGACAGCCTAGGATCAAAGCTAAGGGTGGTGACGCCTTCTGGTTGAACTCTACGATCATTTTCTTATTCGGTAATCAGAAAAACGCTGGTACGACTAAAATTGACGCAACCAAAAATGGTAGAAAAGTTAAATTTGCAACAAGAACTAAAATCAGTGTGATGAAAAACCACGTAAATGGTTTGGGTTATGGTGATGGTAGAATTATCGCAACACCACACGGATTTATCTTGGATTCTAAAGAAGCTATCGACCAATACAAAAAAGATTGTTCACAATACTGGGTAGATACTTTGGGCGCCGCTGATTTTGATTTATCAGAAGAAGTACCAACCAAATATCAAGAGCCAGACTATGAAGATTAATAAACCAATCAGAAACAGAGTAATTAAGATTAACTCGTTACTTATTGATGGTGAATATCTTCTAAAACAAGGATTTCACGGTGCCAAACATTTTCAAGGTAAACACGGAAGTGTTGGCACCATTTTCCACTTCGTCAACACGATTAAACGATTTTACCAAGATTACGCCGTAACAAAGGTTGTTGTTTTTTGGGAAGGTAAGGGTTCTAAAGATTATAGAAAAGCTTATTACCCCTACTACAAAGAAAATCGCAATAATAAGGTTGACCTGGATGAGGCTTTTGATTTAGATCGACAAAGAATACGAATCAAACAATATCTTGAGGAGTTATCGATACGTCAGGTTGAAATTGATGGTTGTGAGGCTGATGATGGTATCGCACACTACTCAATGAACTCACCTAATGAAAGTAAAATAGTCTACACTAACGACCGTGATTTATTACAATTATTAGATGAGGACACTAAGGTTTGCTTAACAATCAAAGGCGCTAAAGTAATGATTAACATGGATAACTTTGATAGTTACTTTGATTACCATTATTCAAATGTTGGTATCATAAAAATGATTGCTGGTGATAGTAGTGATAATATATCTGGTTTACAAAATGTTGGGGAACAAAAAGTTTTAAAATATTTTCCAGAGATAAAAACTAAATCAGTTGATCAAGATTGGGTACTTAATCGAACCAAGGAATTGTTAGTTGAAAAACCCGATGACAAGACATTAAACGCGATCATAAACGGTGAAACTAAGTGGGGTACTTACGGTAGTGATTATTTTTCAGTGATGAATAAGATAATCAACTTAAAAGAACCGCACGTTACGGAAGAACTGAAAGAAGCGATTAATGAAATGGTTAATGAAACTTTATCCCCAGAAGGGCGTGGTGGTATTAAAAAAATCATGGAAATGATGAAAGAAGACGAATTATTAAATTTTTTACCAAAAAATGATGACGCTTTCTTTGTTTTCTGGAGTTCTTTTATTACTATTATAAAAAAGGAAGAAAATGATTACAACAAAAAAAACAAATAACATGGAAGACAAAAGAGAACAACGTAAATTTGAGTTTACACTTTATCTTAACGATAATATAATCGTACAAAGATTCTTTAACATTATCGGTTTTAACCATAGAGCGATTAACTCGCTTAACTTCAAAGAAGCTGTTGATGACAACATGCGCTTAATCCAAAGCGTTCTAAAAGACAGAACCCTGGATTTTGTAACTGAGCATCAAAGACAGTTTGCCGAAACTCAAGACTACGAGCAAAACAACTCTAAAGACGTTATGAAGATTGTTGTTAAGCAAGAAGGTAAAGTTATCGCATATAGAGAATGGGATGCAACTATTTACCCAGTTAAGGTTAGATACACCGTAGATATTCGTCAGCACATTTACGAATTAATCACAAGAGTACAAAAATGTCTCTGCACACCAACAAAGGAATTGGAAACAGAGTACATGGGTTACAACTTACAGGTTCAATTGGTATAATAATAAAAAAAATTAAATGGGTAATATAATAAACAACTTTGAAGATTTAGGTAAAGACTTTCAACTACAGTTATTAAATGAAATAATTACAGACCATAAATTCGGGCAGGCGATAATTGATATTATCGACCCGAAGTATTTCCCATCCGAGTCATTCCAACGGATAGCGCACTTAATTAAAAAATACCATAAAGACCACGATGTTCTTATGAACTTCCCAGCTTTAAGGCTTTTAGTTAATGAGGAAGTTGGGGTTTCTCAAGAAGCTTTGAGAACCCAATTGGATGATACGATTACCGACATCGAAAACTGCAAGGTTGGTAATTTAAATGTACAGAGCAACGCAAAAAAGTTTTGTAAGTTACAGTCAATTAGAAACGCTGTTAACGAGATAAAATCCAAGTTGGATCGTGGTATTGTCGCTGATTATGACGAGATCGAGAAAAAAATCAAAGATGCGATCACGTTTAAGGAAGAACAAGATCCAATACTTCTTTTTGATAATATAGAAAGGGTTTTATCTGAAGATTACCGTGATCCAGTACCAACTGGTATACAAGGTATTGATGACTGCACTAAAGGTGGGTTGTCAAAAGGTGAAGTTGGGTTAGTTATCGCACCATTAGGTGTTGGTAAAACAACTTTCTTAACCAAAGTGGCTAGTAGTGCGTTCTTAGAGGGTAAAACTGTACTACAGATCTTTTTTGAAGATAAAGAAGAAGCCGTACAAAGAAAACATTTTTCAGCCCTAACAAAAATACCGCTTAGTGAGTTGTCGGAGAACAAAGCTCTGATCCAAGCAAAAATCAAAGCGATTAAAGAAGAACACGAAAATAATTTGTTCTTACAAAAACTACCTTCAGATGGTGTTACAATCAACAAGATTAAGAACATCATTAAAAAGATTAACGCCAAAGGTAGAAAAGTTGATGTCCTTGTCCTAGACTATATCGATTGCTTATCGATGGAGAAGGAAAATTCCAATTCAGAAGAGTGGTCAAATGAGGGTAAAATCATGCGTGCTTTTGAAAGCATGGTTGATGAGATGAACGTTGTTGGTTGGACAGCCACACAAGGTAACAGAAGTTCAACGAGTGTTGAGGTTGTTAAGACTGAGAATATGGGTGGTAACCTTAAAAAAGCTCAGATCGCACACTTTATCATGAGTATCGGAAAAACCCTTGAACAAAAAGATCAAAAGATTGCAACTATATCAATACTTAAAAACCGTATGGGTGATGATGGTATGATATTTAAAGACTGTTTGTTTGACAACTCAAGGATCATCATCGATACAAATGATGTTCTAACTGAAAAGGGCTTTGAATCACAAAAACAACAATCACAAAAAGAGGTAAGAAGAAGATTCCTTGAAACTATTGGAACCCAAGTAAATACAGAAAACGAGGGAAATACTTTAGAAATTCAGGAAAATATTTAGAAATATTCGTACCTTTGTCCATATTTATTTAAACAATAAAAAAATTAATTTATGCAAGAACCTATATTACAGGAAAACCCTAACAGATTTGTTATTTTTCCTATCGAACACAACGACATTTGGGAGTTTTATAAACAACACCAAGCAGCGTTCTGGACCGCAGAAGAGGTCGATTTATCTAATGACATTAGAGATTGGCAGAACTTAACCGATAATGAAAGATATTTCATTAAGAACATACTTTCATTTTTCGCTTCTTCGGACGGAATTGTGAACGAAAATCTTGCTGAAAATTTCTTGAAAGAAGTCCAATACCCAGAAGCTAAATTTTTCTATGGTATCCAAATTGCGATGGAAAATATTCACAGCCTTATGTACTCTTTGTTGATTGATACATACATCTCAAATCACCAGGAGAAGATCGAAAGTTTTAGAGCGTTAGAATATTTACCCGCCGTACAGAAAAAAGCTAAATGGGCTTTAGATTGGATCGAAAACGCATCTTTTCAAGAAAGATTAATTGCTTTTGCAGCGGTTGAAGGTATTTTCTTTTCAGGATCCTTCTGTTCTATTTTTTGGCTAAAATCAAGAGGTTTGATGCAGGGCCTATGTAATGCAAACGCACTTATCTTTAAAGACGAAAATTTGCATTGTGATTTCGCAATTCATTTAACTAATAACCACGTTGTTGATAAACCGAGTGAAGCAAGAATCAAAGAGATTCTTTTGTCTGCCCTAGAAATTGAAAAAGAGTTTATCACCGAGTCATTACCAGTATCATTAATTGGTATGAACTCAAACCTAATGAAACAATACTTAGAGTTTGTCACAGATGGTCTATTGGTTAAATTTGGTTGTAAGAAAGAATTTAATGTTGAACAACCGTTCAAATTTATGGAGCAAATTGCTGTTGAAACAAAAGGTAATTTCTTCGAGTCTAGAACAATGGAATACCAAAAAGCTAAATTGAATGAGAAACTTAGCTTTACGGACGATTTCTAATTAAAATTAAAAAATATTTAATACTAATAATAAAATGATCATACAAAAACGTAATGATGAGCAAGCGGCGTTTAATCCCACGAAGATTTTAACGAGAATCAAAAGAGCGGCAAAAGGTTTAAAAGTTAATGCTGATGAAATTTTTATCAAGGGCATAACCTCATTACCCAATGAGGGTGTTGTTACAACAAAAGAAATTGATAAGCTCTTAGCGGAAATCTCAGCTTCTTACACTGGTAGTCATTATGACTATAGTAAATTGGCGTCTTACATCGCTATAACATCATACCATAAAGAGACCAACCCAAGCTTTAGTGAAACAATGAAATTGTTAGCTGAAGATAGTATCATCAATGATGAATTGATAAAAATAATTGAAAATTATGGTGCCGATAATGTGGATGCTGTTATTAATCACGATAGAGATTTCCAATTCGATTACTTCGCCTGGAGATCTTTACATGAGATGTATTTAACAAAAACATCCCAAGGTAAACAAGTTGAAAGACCACAGCATATGTATATGCGTGTAGCTCTTTGGGTTACAAATTCATTTGAAGAGGCTGTTGAGTATTACGAGGCTTTATCAAACCAATTCATTTCACCCGCAACACCTATTATGATTAATTCTGGTACCAAAATACCACAATTAGCGTCATGTGTGTTACACTACAATAACGATGACTCTAGAAACGGTCTTTTGGATAGTTTAAGAGATATCTCTGTTTATTCTGCTGATGCAGCTGGTATTGGGCTTTGTATGTCAAATATCCGTAGTAAAGAAAGTAGGATTAAAACATCTGGTGGATTTGCTGGCGGGTTATTAAAATATCTTAAAATTGTTAATGAGTCGCTAAGATTCTTTAACCAACAAGGCCGTAGACCAGGTAGTGCTGCTATCTACATTGAACCTTGGCACAAGGATATTTTTGATTTACTTGAGATTAAGAAAAATACTGGGGCCGAAGAACTTAGAGCGAGAGATTTGTTCACAGCTTTGTGGATTCCAGATAATTTCATGAGAGCTGTTGAACAAGATGGTGATTGGTATTTATTCTGCCCGAATGATATCGTTAAAAACGGTTTAAAGCCACTTCAGGAGTGTTTTGGTGACGAATATGAGGCTAACTATAACAAAGCCGTTGAAATGGGCTTAGGTAAGAAAGTAAAGGCACAGGAAATCTGGATTAAAGTTATTGAGTCACAAGTTGAAACTGGTGTACCTTACCTATGTTCAAAAGATAACGCAAATAGTAAAACAAATCACCAGAACATCGGGGTTATCAAACAATCTAATCTTTGTAATGAAATTTACCAATTTACGGATGAAAAGACAACGGCTATCTGTACACTATCATCTATTGTTGTTAAAAATTATGTAAAAAACAAAACTTTTGATTTCGATCAAATGTACCATGAGGTTAGAAAAGTTGTTAGAGCTTTGAATAAAGTTGTAGACATCAACTCATACTCAACAGAAAAGGGTAAAAAGGGTGGTCTTGAACAAAGAGCGATTGCTATTGGTGTACAAGGTCTTGCTGACGTATTCTTTTTAATGGACTACGTTTTCACATCAGATGAGGCTAAGGAATTAAATAAGAAGATTTTTGAAACGATTTATTTTGCTGCCATCAGCGAGAGTAATGAGTTGTGTAAGTCTGGTGAATACAAACCTTACAAATACTTCAAAGGCTCACCAATGTCTAAAGGTAACTTCCAATTCGACATGTGGGGTGTTGATCAAAATGAATTAATGTGGGATTGGGACTCTCTTAAAGTTTCTGTAAAAGAACATGGTGTTTGTAACTCATTGTTCACAGCTCAAATGCCTGTGGCATCTTCAGCTAAGATTACAGGTTCATATGAAATGACTGAAGTTATCCCGTCTAATTTATTCAATAGAAGAGTTGTTGGTGGTGAGTTCTTGATTGCTAACAGATATTTGATTGAAGATTTTGAGGATTTGGGTATCTGGTCAGAACAATTCAAAAATGAGATCATCATGAATGAAGGTTCCATCCAAAATATCAACTTTAACAAGTTTTTGGACTCAACCGACAAACATTATGAGAAAAAAATTAAAAGAATTGAGCACTTAATTCAAAAATATAGAACCATTTGGGAAGTTTCACAGAAAGAATTGATTGATATGGCAGCTGATAGAGCACCTTTTATTGATCAATCACAGTCCATGAACGTTTATTTCCAAAACCCAACCGTTCAAAAACTATCTTCTAGTCACTTCTGGGCTTGGAAACGTGGTCTTAAGTCACTCTGCTACTATGTTAGAACCAAAGCGATATCAACAGGGGCAAAACACCTGGCAATTAATATCGCTAGTACTGAAACACCGTTAGCGGTACCAAAACCAGAACCAATGCTTCAAGAGGTTTCAAAACCAGAAAATAGTCAATTTGACTGTTTTGGGTGTTCAGCCTAATCGCGACACTAATCACGACAATAATCCCGACACCATGTCGGGATTTTTTTTTATTTACAAAAAATAAAATATACCGATATTTATTTATAAAAGATTTATGGCAATAAAAAAACAAACATTTGGTATAGATTTCCCTTTCGTAAATTCGAATAGCGGTGATTACGTTGGGTTGACAACAATACCTGAATCAGAGGTGAAAGCCATGCTAATTCATTTATTATTAACAAAAAAGGGTTCTAGGTATTTTTTACCAGATTTTGGAACAAACCTATACCAATATATATTCGAACCTTTGGATGATATCACTCTTGGTAAGATCGAAACGGAGATCCAAGATGCGGTTGAAAAATACATACCAAACCTTAAATTAAATGATGTCATAATCATTAGAGTTGGTGATGAGGAACAGTATAAAAATGATACGGAAAGAGAACACCAGATAAGGATTAACCTTGACTATACAATAACAACAAAAACGTTCCAAACAAGCGATAAACTATCTATAACAATATAAAAAATGGCAAGACAAATAAATTATAGTAAAAGAGATTTTGCTTCGTTAAAAACCGAGCAAATAAACTATATTAAACAGTATTACCCTGAGGTTGTACAAAACTTTAACGATGCGTCCATCCTATCGGTATTTTTGGATTTGAATGCGGCTATCGCTGATAACCTAAACTTTCAGATTGACCGAGCTTTACAAGAGACGGTTTTAGATTACGCCCAAGAAAGACAATCACTGTTCAACATAGCCAAAACATATGGTTTAAAACTACCAACTAAGTCAGCTGCTGTTGCGGTTGTTGAGTTTACCGCTCAAGTACCTGCGTATGGGGACCAAGAAGATAAGAAATATTTACCAGTTATTAAGGCTGGTACCCAAGTTAGTAATGGTTCTGTGGCTTATGAGGTTTTATATGATATAGATTTCGCATCAGCAACAAATAGTTCTGGTAATGTTGATAGAACAAAAAGACCTATTTTCGTTAATAACAAATTAACGGGTTATAGTATAACAAAAACTGGTATTGTTGTGGCTGGTACAAGTAAAGTTTACACACAAGCGTTCTCAACAACACAACCTTTTTATAAGATAACACTTCCTGAGGATAATGTTTTGTCCGTTGAGTCTATAATACATAAAGCTGGGACAAATTACACGGCAACACCAACAGAAGGTGAGTTTCTTAATA